TTTATAGTTGAACTATCTATATATCCGTCAATTGAAACAGTGAAATCTATTGTTGCACCACTACCACTACCACCTATACAAGATATATCTGTATATAAAGAACTAGTGAATTTTTGGTTTCCATTAATTATTGTATCAAAATCTAAAATAGATTTATTTTTATCTATTTCTAAAATTGCTATTTTTGAGTCTGTACCATTTATAGTTATCACATCATCTTTTTCATATCCTGAACCTCCTTTATTTATTTTTATAGTTGAACTATCTATATATCCGTCAATTGAAACAGTGAAATCTATTGTTGCACCACTACCACTACCACCTATACAAGATATATCTGTATATATAGATTGTGTTTCTTTAGTAAATTGAGTAGAATCAAATTCTATAATAGATTTAGATTTATCTAATTTAGTTCCTGATATAAATGATATATAACCTAACTTATTTATATACATTTTTGAAAATTTATTTTTATAAAAAGGAAAATACTTACTAAAATTATATTCATAAAAAGAATTATCCCTCAAATTTTTAGATATATCTAAATGATTAGACCAATTTTCATTCTGTATCCAACCTCCATTATTCCTTACATAAACATTATAACTACTAGTATCATTCGGTTTAAAAATTATATTATGCCTACATAAATCAAATAAATTGGCAGAATTATATATAATTGAAGGATTACTATATTGTAAACTAGAATCATAATCTATAAATTCTTTAGTTATATAATTAGTATCTTTAACAACTAAAACTTCTTTAAATAAATTACCCGTGTCTGTAAAATTTTCACCTTTATTAATAATTAAATTATCTTTTTTTATATTATCACTAAATAATAACCTCTTGAAATAACTTTTACCATTATTACCAGTAATTGTTGAAGTTACCGGTGTAAAACTACCATTCTTACAAATTTCGAATCTTAGGTTTTCATAATTAAATCTTAAAATTCCTTCCATATTCATATCCGTTAAACAATTTGAAACACGAAAACTACTATAAAAAGTATCTATATTTATTTTTTTATCAGTAAAATACTTTTCAATACCATTTTCTACATATTTGTAAGAATATTTATTTTTAGTCCATTCCGTTAATATATTGGATAAACTAGTTTCTTGACTATTATCTCTATATTGTATAATTCCACCAGAATATAAATTATCCCTATTTTCATAATATGTATCCCGTGTTATTTCGTCATCTTGTATTCCATTTTTTATTTTTCTTTCAATAGTTTTTAGTTTAACCATTATTAAGTAAAATACTTGATATTTTTTAAATAATAATTATTAGGGATATAAAATTCTATAATTTAATTTAAACTCATCTGGACTAGATATTGAACCGGACATAGATTCTACTCCAGGAATAGAAATACTACCTTTATTTATTGTAATATCAAACTCAAAAGTATTACTATCTACATTTGGAGTTCCGTCAAAACCTATATAAATTCTTCCTCCTTCAATATTTTCCAATGAGTTAATATTTATACTTCCTAGATATTCTTCCGTAGAAAATAAATAAACATTTTTGTTTTCCTCTTCAACATCCCCAATGTCTCCTGTTCCTCTATATAATATAATTGAATCATTATTTTCGTCTTTCCTTTTTTTTTGATTTCTATTTACATTTTCATTTATAAAATCCATAAATTCTTTATCAAATAATTCTTCGTCTTCCTCAAAATCCTTATAATCTAAATCATTATTATCAAAATCAAATAAATCATTAAAATCAATTCCTTTTCCACCTGAACTACCTGAACTACCTGAACTACCTGAACTACCTGAACTACCTGAACTACCTGAACTACCTGAACTACCTGAACTACTTGTTTCACTAGATTTTAATTCTCCTTTTAATTTTACTACATATCTTAATGCTGTTCCACTCTTTGTAGGTTTTAAAACAAAATCCAATTTAGTAATATCAAGATTTTTTGAAGAATCAACATGAGAACAATTAAATTCAATAACCATACAATTTTCTAATGTTGTTAATTTTTTAGAACCTATAGTTTCAGGAAACTCTCTATTAGTTGTACCCAAAGGAAAATCTAAATAATATTTATTATTATAAATTATAAATTTTTCACTATTATATAATAACGCTAGTTCTGTATTATATTTAGAAGTAATAGTTGTATAATCTCTTTTAGATTTTGGTATAATAAATGGAAAATAAATATTATTATCAGTTTCACCTTCTATTTTCAATGTAGATAAATCCATATTTTCATATTTTGTTGTTGTGGTATTATCTGGATTTAATAATTTAATACATTGAATTAAATATTTCTCTTTATTTTCTGGTTTTGATTTAATAATTTTATCATTTATATCAACATTATTATTAGTATATTTAATAAATGTATTCATTTTAATAAAAAAATCTACCAAAGTATTATTATTAGTTAAATCAATAGTATTAGATTCTTCATAATTAATCTTAAATGTATAACTTTGAGAACCAAAATCAGTATTAGTATCCTTTGTTAATTGCCATTTTTCTATAGTCTCTTCATATGTATTCAAAAATAAAGATAGGATTGGTGGTGTTAACGTGCTATTATCTTTTACAGTAAAATTTATACCTCTACTGAATGTTAAATCATCAGTGACTGTTGTGGTAGGTGTAGATTTAGTAATTTTTATTCCAAAATATGGAAATTTTCTATCATTCTCAATTTTAAGTTTATATTGTTTGACCGAATCCTTCAAAACTGTAAATGATAAAGAAGGAAACTCTGTTAATTTATCTGTTACTTTTTGTAAAACTTCATCATCAGCACTTAATTCCAATTTGAACCCATACCCTTTTCTAGCAGTATTACCATTATAATCATACAATTCTATTTTGTATACATAATCTTCCGATATTCCATTAGTTACATCAATAGTAAATGTAATTGTATTACTTAAATTTGAGGTTAAATAAGATAAATTCGAATATATAGGACTAAAATTAAAAGGTCCAGAAGTAGTAGGGTCATCGGTTGGAAGTGCTGGAACAGTTAAAGGTGTGGATTGTATTGCTGTACTGCCAGTATCAGATTGTAAAGTATATATAATTTTTAATAAATAGTGTTTTGTTTTAGTAGTATCTGTATATTCTCCAGTTGTAGAATCAAATGTTCCAACTTTGTGTTTTCTTAATAATATTTTATGAATACCAGAATTTAGAGAAGCAGAAGAGGAATTATTAGTATCAAACAAATTCAACCAAGTATTTCCTACATTAGTTGTATCTAATAATTTATCTGTATCAAGACTAAGGTATCCTTCCCAATCAGCAATTAATCCAGTAAAAGTATCGTCACGTATACCTCCAATACTAGAATAATAATTAAACCTATTTTCGTTATATGTTTCGAAATCATAAATACTCTGTATTGCTACATACATTTTTGAAGGTAAATGTTCCCCTAAATCTATTATTTTTACATAATACTCTGTATTTTCAAAAATATCAGAATAATAAGTACCCCAATTGTAATCTTCAATTGTTAATTTTAAATTTTTTTTGGTTTCTCCCTTTATAGAATTTATATTATTATTATTAAAATGCGTATTCGCACTATTTCTTGTTTTTACACTGTGATATTGTAATCCTAAAAGTGCTTTCAACTTAGGAACGCCATATCCATTTTCATCTAACCACTGTGTATCTAAAAATTTATCAAAACTTATAATATCATCGGAAGAAACGGAAGTATTATTTGATAGTCCTATGAGAGGAGAAGTAAAATCCGTAGGAATAGAACCATAAGAAAATAATATAGTTCCTATTGGTAATGTTATATCATCGTCGGTATATGTTACTTCTGTTCCTGTTTGATTAAATAATGTTACTTGAACACTATTATAAGTAGTACTTGATAAATTTTTTTTTTTTAAATTTTTATATCTATATTTAAAATTTTTAGTTGTATCAGAAGGATTTTCCATATCTCTTTTTGTTTTTTCATCTACTTCTAAATTTGAAAACAAAAAACTAATTCTAATTTTTGAATTATGTATATTTTGGGAATTACCTGTAAAAGTTTCTTGGGAAAAAGTAATATTTCCCTGTGTATTTATATAAATATATTTATTTTCTGTAGTTGGACCATATTTATTTTTATAAAAAGTAAAATCTTTTTCTAAACTTATTATACCATTTTTTTTATCTTTAACTGTCGCAGTAGTTGTAAAATCCCATAATGGAGTATTATCTGTTTTTTTAAAACTATTCCTAATTTTTACTTGATAATTTGTAATATTACCATTTTGATAAATAGGAATAAAATATATTTTTTTAAAACTTAAATTTTGTTTATCCGAACTTGAAAATAATTGGTAAGGATATGATACAATAGAATTATTTGTTGTAATAGAATTTAGAGTTTCTGTTTTTGAACTTGTTACAATACTTAAATCATTATTAAATATTTGTCCTATATTATCAGAAGTATCGCCTAACAAATTTCTAAAATTTAAATTTACTTTTAAATCTCTACCATTAGTTCCAACATCACCTTCAGTAGTTGAAAATGAAACATACTGTGCTTCTCCATCTTTATTACCAATACAACCTTGGAATTTATTAGAGTCATCTTGTGTAGGGTCAAATGATAATATTCCAGGAAGTGGAATAGTAGAAGGTCCTATTAATGGAACCGGAAATCCAAATTGTGGATTATTTTTATTATCGTCGGTAGGTAACCTATTACTCACCCATCCCGGTTCATATTCTTTTTCAGTAGGAAAATTCTGTATTTTTATAATATTTTCTTCATTTCCCATTTTTATTAATATTTAAATTATTAATTACTATAAATCTTAAATAAAAAAATGGAATATATAAAAAAATTATTTAATGATACTTTAAATAAAAAAATTTTATCCAATAATAATAAAATTAATTCTATATTAAATGATACTTTTGAAGGTGGTAAAAGATTACGTCCTATAATTTCCTTTATAATTTTTAATAAATTAAAAAATAATTTTTTTTCAGAAAATAATTATTCAGAAAAAGAAATATTAGATTTATGTATAAGTACAGAAATTCTTCATAATATAAGTCTTATACTTGACGATTTACCTTGTATGGACAATGATAATTTTAGAAGAGATAAAGAAACCATACATTATAAATATGGATGTCATTCTGCGATTGGAATAATTTTTCATATATTAGATTTATATTACAATTCAATTAAAGAAAACATAAAAAAGGAAGAAAAAATTATTATAAATAAGGAAGAAACATATTTACAAGATTATTTATTTAATATTATTAATGATAGTTGTTTGGAATTAATTGAAGGGCAATACTTAGATTTGAATTTTATCCCAATTGGATTAAATGAAGAAATGATTATTAAAATAAATAGTTTTAAAACTGTTCCTCTTTTTCGTATTAGTTTTCTAATTGGATATTTCCTATTATATAAAATAGATAATAAATTTGAATTTAGGAATGAAGTTATTAATGATTTATCAAATTTAGCCAAGAGTTTTGGAATAATTTTTCAAATAAGTGATGATTATTTAGATATTGAACAAGATAAAAAAAATAAAATATTCCTTAATTTCTTTTTAACTTTGGGGGAAAATAAAACTCTGGAATTATATAAATTACATTATGATAATGTAAATAATTTATTAAAAAAAAATGATTTAGATTGTAATCACTTTAAAGAAATATTAAATCTTATTAATAACAGAATTTATGGAAAATAATATTTTAGTAAAACAGTTATATATTAGATACCCTAAAAATAGAATAGATAATGGAATTAATTTTATTTTAGACAATTTTGAAAAAAAACACTTTCAATTACAAAAACTATTTAATGTATTTAGTTTTACAAATATAGAAAACAAAAATTATAACATTCAAGATATTCAATTACTATATTATCTTAGTGAATTTAGTATATTTATGGCTAAAATTTATTTAGATAATCCGCATTTTTTAAATACACATTTCCTAAAAGAAGTAGATATTTATAAATTATATGGCGAAAGTGTATCTTATTTTATATTTATAAAATTAAAGATATTATTATTTCAAAAATTCAAAAAATATAAAGATAAATTTAATTTAGTAGAAAAATATTTACCTGATATGGAAAAACTACATAAAATAGTTTTAATAGAAGAATTTTTTTATAAAGATATTTCATTGGAAAGGAAAAAAGAAATAATTTTAGAAGAATATCGTAAATATTTTAGGGAAGGAATACAGCATTTTTTCATACTTTTATGGATAATTGAAAATGATATTAAGTATAATATTTTAGACACAAATATAAATGAATTGGAAAATTACAAAATTATAAAAGATATTTCTAATATTTTCATAAAAGATACTATTACCAAAATAGATTTAGATTATATTGATATTTTACAAAATAAATATAAAGTAATCAAAAATTATAAACTATTTAAAGAGTTTTTAACCTCACTATAATAAATAATGTTTTCATCCGGACAAATCGATAATCAAAAACTATATGATTATCTAGGAGTATCAAAAAATGCTTCTGATAGTGAAATAAAAAAAGCATATAGAAAACTAGCAATGAAATTTCATCCAGATAAATGCGGGGGTGATAAAGAGAGTGAAGGAAAATTTAAAAATATAAGTAATGCTTATGATATTCTAAAAGATAAAGAAAAACGGCAAAATTATGATAGATTTGGCGAGGAGGGTATAAAAGGGATGGGCGGTGGCGGAGATCCATTTGATATTTTTAATAGTTTCTTTGGTGGTGGTAGTAATTTTAGTGGTATGGGTGGTATGGGTGGTATGGGCGGGGGATTTAGTAGGAGAAGGAGAGGAAAAGACAGAGTAGAAGAAATTAATGTAGAGTTAGAGGATATATATAATACTATAAACAAGAAAATAGATATTAAACAAAAAATAATATGCGATGGTTGTAAAGGTTCTGGAGCAAATAGTCCATCTGATATAGAAACATGTGGGAAATGTGACGGTAAAGGTAAAGTTATGAGAATAGTTCAAATTGGTCCAGGTATGATACAACAATCGATGAGTCAGTGCGATAAATGTAATGGAACTGGTAAAATTATCAAAGTTAAATGTAAAACGTGTAATGGAAACAAAATTGTAACTAAAAATAAAACTATTAGTTTACCTATTCATAAGGGTATTAAACAAGGGGAAAAAATTAGAATTCCTGATTTAGCACACCACGACCCTGAATGCGACGAACAAGGGGATTTAATTATTATAGTAAATATTGTAAAACACGAAAGGTTTAGTAGAAAGGGAAATAATTTAATTTATAATAAAAATATTTTATTATCGGACGCTTTATGTGGTGTTAAATTTGTTATTTCTCACTTAGACGGAAGAGAGATAATGTTTACAACAGATGAAATTATTAATTCGGAACAAGAATATTATGTAAAAGATGAGGGATTGCCAATAGATGAATTTAATAATGGAGATTTAATTATTAATTTTAAAATTATATTTCCAGACGTATTGGATAATGAGAGGAAAACTTATCTTAAGAAAATATTACCAGTATCAACCGAAAATATTCAAAATAAAAATATAGAAATTAAGATAATTGAAAACTATGGGGAAAAAATAGATATGGAGGAAGTTAATTTAGATGAAGGAGGTGGTAGTAGAGGAGACGGAAATGAGGGTGTTGAATGTGTCCAGCAATAATTATTATATAATTAATATATAATGAAATATATTTATGTTAGTGATAGAACAAAGGATACTTTTGTAAAAGATATAAAAGAAAAAATTAACGCACACTTCTCCTACAAAACTATTAAAAAAAATAAAAATTCTTGGGGGGTATTTTTAATTAATAGTGAAAAAATAATAGGTTACACTCACGTTGCTTATACAGAAGAAAGTAAAAAACATATATTACATATCATATTGGTATTTTTGGAAGAAGAATATAGAGGTAAAAAAATATGTTATGAATTACTAAAAAGAACAATAATTAAACATGAAAAAAATAAAGGTAAACCAAATTTAATAAAAATTGTTAATGCTCAGGGAATTGGAATGTTAAAATGTTCTTTAAGAGTTTTTAAAGAATTAAAATATAAAATAAAAATATATAAAAATGAATATAACCAAATTATGAATAATAAAGATTTTGATATAGATGAAGATATTAACAAATTAAAATCTATTTCTTATGAAAAAGCAATCGAGATAGAAAAAAAAAATAAAGAATATGATATTTGGTATTCGCTATTTTTTAGTAAATAATATGTTAAATAATAGTTATATAAAATTTAAATTAAAATTGATTTAAAAATGATTTTAATTTCAAATATAATTATGGACGATTTAACATATGCTGTCGGAAAATTATTAAAAAACGAATGTGAAACTATTATAGAAAAAATATGTCATTTGAAAATGTTGGATAAGGGAGATATAATGAATAAATGTCTTCCTGAAAACATTTATTTCAATGAGCAGGCAAATAATATTATACAAAAGAAAAAGAAAAAGGGTAATCGCAGAGTTCTTCCTTCGCATGAACAATGTTTAGGAAGAAAAATGGATTTTACTCAATGTACTAGAAAGAGAAAGGATGATACCGAGTTTTGTGGTTCTCATATTAAAAATTTACCGAATGGGAAAATTGGGGATGACGGAAGTTGCTTCAATAAGGTAAAGGGTAAACGAGGTAGAAAGAGGAAAAATATAATGGAAAATATAGGACCAAATGATATTTTAACTACTAAAAAATATATTGACGGAGAGTTATATTTAGTAGATAATATGAATGTAGTATATAATTTTAATCAAAATTTCCCTATTATTTTAGGATTACTAAGAGAGGGGGAAATTGTCGATTTCGAAGAATAAATTAAAATAATTCTTTTTTTATATTTATATAAATTATAATATGGAAAACATTAAACTGTATATTATAATTTTATTCATAATTGTTTTAATAATAGTTATTATTTACAAAAATAAATCTATTCGAAATATTGTTTCAAAAGAATCTGTTAATGATAATACAAATAATGTAAATGATAATAAAAATAATATAAGTCATTTTACAAATAATAAAGAAATAGTAAACAAAGAAGATTTTGATATAGAAAAATTACATTCTAATCCGGATATTTATTTAATCAAAAATTTCTTAACAGAAGAAGAATGTGACCATATCATTAAAATTGGTGAGCCACATATTAAAAAATCGGAAGTGTGTGGAAGGGGGGGTTCCAAACCTCATAAAAGTAGAACTTCTATGACCGCACATATAGGAAAGAAATTCTTACGAAATGATAATCCAGATAAAATATTAGAGAGAGTATTAGAAAAATCTTCCATTTATGGTAACTTACCAATTGAAAATATTGAACCTATACAATTAGTTAGATATCATCCAGGACAATATTTCAATAAACATTATGATTATTTAGATAGAAATAATCCTATTTATAAGAAAAATATAGAGAAAAATGGACAAAGGGAACAAACATTTTTTGTATATCTTAATAATGTTCCGGATGATTTAGGGGGGAAAACTTATTTTCCTAAAATAGATAAAACATTTAAAGCAAAAAAAGGACAGGCAATATTTTGGAGAAATATGGTAAATGGCAAAGAAGATACAAATACATTACATTCGGGAACCGAATTAAAGAAAGGTATCAAATACGGATTAAATATTTGGGTAAGAGAAAAAAAATATATAGGTTAGACATAATTTATTAGTTAGGCATAAATTATTAGTTAAACAAATATCAGTTAATTTTTTTTCTTAATATATAATAAAAATGAACCAAGACGATTGCGGATGTGGAAATAATAATAATTTAAGTGTATTAAATGTTAATAATTCCAATAATATGAATAATAGACCAATCTTACCTAATAATCCCTTAGTTAATAACCACCAACAAAGTAACTCACATATGAATAATAAACAACAAAATAATCAACAAGTAAATAATCAACCTGTTAATAATCAACCAGTAAATAACCAACCTGTTAATAATCAAGTGAATAAAACAGAAGAAACAAATATGAAAGATATTAGAATAGTATTATGTATATTAGCAGCTTTATCTATTAACGAGGCAGTTAAATATTTTATCAATAAATCTATTAGATTAAATAATGGAACTTCTTCAAGATACATATATTACTCGGTTATATGTATAGCAGCAGTTATATTATATAATTTAGTTTTATAAACCATAGGTAATCTTCAATAATTTAATTTTTATAATTTATTTTTTATAATTTTCATATTTTTCATTTTATATTTTATAATTTATTTTTAAATATAGAAATAATATTATCTTGATACTAATTATATACTATGCGTTCAAATATTAAAGGAGGTTCGAAAGCTTCTGATTTAGTGATGTCTACTAATCCCGTATTATGCGGAGACGAATCGCCTGTTATAATAGGTAAACAATTTGATTTTGTTCCTGAACAATTAACTCTTTATAAAACTACCGGAGGAGCAAGAAAATCTTATAGAAGAAAAAAAAGTAATAAACAAAAAGGAGGTGATAATTGTAATAAGAAATATGGTGCACACGAAAATCACCAACACGGTGGTGATAGTTGTAATAAGAAATATGGAAATCACCAACACGGTGGCGATAGTTGTAATAAGAAATATGGAGAATATGGAAATCACCAACACGGTGGTGATAGTTGTAATAAGAAATATGGTGCACACGAAAATCACCAACACGGTGGCAAAAAAAAATCAAGGAAGAAAAACAAAAAAAGTAAATCTTCTAGAAGAAAAAACATTAGAAAAAGTAATAATAGAAGTAAAAGAAAAAACATTAGAAGAAATAAGAGAGGTGGTTCTAAAGCATCAAATGCCGTATTAAAAGGTTCTCCGTGTAATACAACTAATTTAGTTGGCGGAGGAACAAATAATGCTTTTATTGGAAATAATTGTAGAGGGAAATCTCAATCAGGTGGGTCCGCAGCCGCACGTGGGTCCTCCGCACCTATATTAAATGTTGATGATAACGCTGTGGTACCTCCTATATATAACGATAGCAAGTTGTATAAAACTATATTTGCACCCGATTACCCAAACCTTTGTCTTTCTAAAGGTACAGATACAGGTACAGCTAATAATAAAGAAAACCAAACTTTATATTGTTATATAAATTTTTTTAAAATATTATATTCTAATATAGCTAAGTTATATTACTTCGAAGCCGCGCACAAAGGACATATAAGTTTCTCACAGAGTGTACTAAACTATTTTAATAATACTGATATACAGAATGGCTATCCCGAAGGATATTATTTAAATGAATATAATAAAATATTATCAGTACTACAAGTAGACATAAGATTAAAAAACAAATATAAACGGGAAAGGTTACGTATAAAACAAAAAGCAGCCGAGTTGATGACTAAGTATAAAGCAAACCTGTCTAAAAAGAACCAAATTAGTGAACAATCTATAATATTAGAAGCTGAAAAAGACTCATTAGAATTAAAAATCTTAAAGGAAACTACAATGCTGAAAAATATGAAAGAAATAATTGGTAAGTATGCAAACTGTATAAAAACAGACTGTACCAAGACTTGGACACCATTATCCGGTGAGATACAAACAACATTTAAATTCCATATTAACGATTTAATTATTGATGGTTTGGATAAATAATTTTTATTTTTATTTTATTTAAAATTTTTATATAATATATTCTTTAATGAAAAATATATTAGTAACGGGTGGTTGTGGTTTTATTGCTTCCAATTTCTTAAATTTTGTTATTCATAAATATCCTTCTATAAATTTCATTAATATAGATGATTTATATTATTGTGCCGATATAAATAATATTACTAAGGAAAATAGAAATAAATCTAACTATAAATTTATTAAAGGTAATATATGTGATACTAATTTAATAAATTATATTTTAAAAGAACATTCAATTGATACGATTATACATTTTGCAGCTCAATCCCATGTTGATAATTCTTTTTCTAATCCATTACAATACACTAAAGATAATATCTTAGGGACACATACATTATTAGAATGTACAAGAATATATGGGAAAATAGAAAAGTTTATTCATGTTAGCACTGATGAAGTATACGGTGAAAGTTTATGCCCTGAAACAGATATTAAAAATGAAACTTCTAAACTAAACCCTACTAATCCCTATTCCGCAACTAAAGCAAGTGCCGAAATGTTAGTAAATTCATATGTCTATTCCTACAATTTACCTATTATTATTACCAGAGGTAATAATGTTTATGGCCCTAGACAATACCCTGAAAAATTAATACCTAAGTTTATCCTTCATTTACTTAATAATGAAAAATGTACTATTCACGGACAAGGATTAACAGAAAGATCCTTTTTATATATAAGTGATGTCGTAGACGCATTTGACTTAATTTTACATAAGGGAGAAATTGGAGAAATATATAATATTGGAACTAGGCACGAATATAGTGTTATGGATATTACGAAAAAATTAGTTAAAAAAATTAAACAAAATGACGAAATAAATGAAAATATTATTTATATAGAAGATAGGAAATATAATGATAAGAGATATAGTATATCTTTTAATAAATTATTATCACTTGGATGGGAACAAAAAATATTTATGGATGAGGGGTTGAAAAAAACGATTGAATACTATAAAAAATATATATTTTGAATACTGTAAAAATAATACATTTCAAAAAGAAATATTATGGTATAAACTATTATTTCCTTCAGTAGATCTTTTATTTGAAAAAGAAAAATTATTATTTTGATTAAAATAACTATAAGTTTCATATGTTGATATTTGTTCTACAATTTTCCCTTCATTTTCAAATAATTTAACTAATCCATATTTTTTTCCATCTAATAATAAATGTTCTACTCCTACAACTATTACAAATTTTTTTCTTATATTTGAAGGTTTTTCTAAAATTTTTTTTATTCTTTCCATCCATAATTTATTTCTTTTTTTAAAATTCCTATTTGTGTATTTTCGGATTTATTCCCTTCTGAAAATTCTATATTATCCTTTTTATTTTCTTCTATAAAATATTCATTAATACCTAAATTTAAATAAAACATTTTAATAAATCCCAAAACATCATATAAATAATCACTGGCTCCATTAATATTTAAATCTTCTTCTACCATTTTATCATACATATCTATCCCTTCTTTATAAATTTTTTGTATTTCTTTTTTATTTTCTTTTTTTTTAATTAAATTAAAATATTTTGTATTTATTGGATTATTAATACTACTTAATATTTTTACTTTTTCTTTTTTTCCTATTTCAATTATATCATTATAATTATTCATTTCTTCATTTTCTTCATTTTCTTCATTTTCTTCCATTTCTTCCATTTCTTCCATTTCTTCCATTTCTTTTATTAACATTTCATTTTCATTATAAAAATCTATTAGTCGCGAATATTCTTTACATTGTTTTTTTGTTTCTAAAAAATATTTTTTTTTTCCTTTATCTTTAAATTTATATCTACCGTAATTGGTGGGTATAGTTAATAAATTTTTTCTTCTAGTATTATTGCTTTTGAATTCTTTAATAACTGATTTTTCAAAAAAAAATAAGTCTGCATAATCAAAAAAATATTTAAATTCTGAAGCAGGACAATTAAAATTAAAGTCGTGTAATTCTCCTATCATAAAACCCACGGGTAAACTATTTTTTTTATTTTTTATTGTATATACAATACCGCAATTTATACGTGGATTTGGAAATATAGGCAATATTCTCTTTTTACTGATTTTTTTGGAGGTGTAGGCAATATTCTCTTTTTTACTGATTTTTTTGGAGTTGTAGGCAATATTCTCTTTTTTTTTGTTTTCATAATATAATATAATATAATATAATAATTTATTTCATCTTGAAGAAATTAAGAGCAACTATACCACCCAAAACCTGTGAAATAATATAACATGCTAATTCTTTATCATTTATTGCTTTCTTAAAATACATCATAATAGATACTGCCGGATTAAAATGACCCCCTGAAACCTTAATACCAAAATAAATAGCAACTGCGAGAGAAAGACCTATTGCAAAAGGATCTCCTGTTGCTAAAATAACAGAAAGGAAAATAAAAGTTCCTACAAATTCTGTAATAATTTTCTTTAACATTTTTATATTATATAAATATTTAAAATTTTTTAAAATATATTTTATTATTATAAATATGTCTTCTTTACTAATTCTACCAAATCAACTTTTTTCTGTTAATTATTTTCCATATAAACCAAAGAGTGTGATTTTATATGAACACCCTCAATATTTTACAAAATATAAATTTAATAAGAAGAAATTAGTTATACATAGAGCAAGTATGAAAATGTATGAAGATATGTTAATTAAAAAAGGATATAAAGTAAATTATAAAGACTTTAATTTTAAAGAAAAAGATTTGGCATTAAAAAATTGTAAAATATTTGACCCAATAGATAATTTAAATTTAGTTAATAAAGTTGACGAAGTATTTGAATCACCTAATTTTTTATTAACCAAAGAAGAATATGGAAAATTCAGAGAAAAAACAGATAAATTCTTTTTCACCAGTTTTTATAATTATGGGAAAAAAATAACAGATATCATACCTAATATTAAATCACAAGATAAAAACAATAGAGAGAGAATGCCTAAAGATATAAAAATACCTAAATTAGTAAATCATACCAAAGAAGAAAAAAAATATATTGAAGAAGCAATAAAATATGTTGAAAAAAACTTCTATAATAATTGGGGTAATACGGATAATTTTTGGTGTCCTATTAGTCATTCAGGGGCAAAAAAATGGTTTAAAGATTTTATCAAAAAAAAATTTGTAAAATTCGGCCCATATGAAGATTTTATAAAAAAAAATGAAGAATTCTTATTTCATTCGGGATTATCTTGTTCTATAAACATAGGATTACTAAATCCAAGTGAAATAATAGAACTGATTAGACCTCTCAAAGAAAAAATACCTATAAATAGTTATGAAGGATATGTAAGACAGTTATATTGGCGCGAATATCAAAGATATTGTTTTATATATTGTGATTTTAATAAAAGTTATTTTGGTAATAAAAAAAAACTAAGTCAAAAATGGTATGACGGAACATTAGATATTGAACCTGTTGACGATTGTATTAAAAAAGCTTTTGATTTTGGATATTTACATCATATTAATAGACTAATGATTATAGGGAATTTTATGAATTTAAGCGGAATAAGTCATAAAGAAGGTTTTCGGTGGTTTATGGAGTTTAGTGTTGATAGTTATGAGTGGGTTATGTATCAGAATGTTTTAGATATGGTTTTCTTTGTAACAGGTGGGAAAACAATGAGGAAACCATATGTTACTAGTAGTAATTATATTATAAAAATGAGTGATTATAAAAAAGGTGAATGGAGTCAAAAATGGGATAAAATGTATCAAGAATTTATGAAAAAACATAAAGAAAAACTATGGAAATTTAGATATAGTTTTCCTGGATTGAAAAATATATAAAAACAATATTCAATTATCTACATAATAAAAATTGAATATTGTTTTTCTGTATATGTTTTGTAAAAATGAATTCTACTATGACTATTGCTATGATTACATTTGCTATTCAGCAACTTGAAACAACAAAAAATACAAAGATAGAAGTAACAAATTCAAATAAAAATGTATTCCCTTATATTTATAAGAGAAATAAGAATAAATTTAAGAACCATAACTTGAAAATGGGACATCCTATTATTCAACCGCGTGGACAAAACCACTAGATTTTAATAAAATTCAAAAAAATATTTTTATTTTCTAAAATTAAAATTTCTAACATCCATTTAATAATATCAGATCCATTTCTTTATATAATTCCTTCATTAATTCCGGTTCACACTC